GAGGATTTACCAACGCCACTACCAGCTGTTATTGTAACAAGTTCTCCTTTACGTAGACCATGTGTTTTTTTATTCAGACAAGAGAACGGATACTGAACGGTGACATAACTGTCTTCCTTCTGTATGTCGTTCCACAAGTCTGCACCTAATACAATGCCGTCAGGTCTATAAGCTTTCGCTGACCATATGCAATCTGTTAACTCTTTAACTTTTCCAGCCACCAGCATTTCGTTAGCGTCCTTCATAGGTAGAGTACAGACTTTGGCTTTGTTAGGTGAAAAGATTTTAGCACATTCCAACGCAGCTTTTTTACCAGCGTCGTCTTGGTCAAACATAAGTACAACAGTCTCGAATGATTCAAGCCACTCTAACTCTTTAAGTAAATCTTTCTTAGCCCCCTGAGCCCCAGTCTTAACTGATACTACAGGAAACTTATTGCCATTTACTTTAGAGACAGAGAGACAATCAATCTCACCCTCAGTAACAATAACCATCTTACCTTTGTCACGCCATAAGTGTTGACCGAAGAGCGTCCCGTCTTTAGCTTCACCTATCCACTGAAATGATTTATCAGGGTAGCGTAGCTTCTGTGCAACTAGTACTCTATCTCTATCGTAGTAGTTAGCAATCTGAACAGGTCTCTTATTCGACTCACCAATTTCATAATTAAATTTCTGTAGTGTGTCGTGGTCAAGCTTACGTTTGTTTAAAGGGGTAACAGTTCCGTGTACAAAATTGTAATCGGTTGTTGTTGTTGCGGGTGCTGTCATTTGTTCTCCATTTTTATGATAACCACATCCAAAACAATACTCATGTCCATCTGTGTAGACACCGAGATTATCTTTAGAACCACATGCGGGGCATGGGGCGTGGTGTAGGAATGTGCTGTCGTCTTCTTTCATTTTTAATCCTCACTATAAGGGGCACTTTACTAATCGTAAGGTAACTCTTTGGATTTTTCTAAAGCTTTAGCTATCTGATAAGAAACCTCACCAGCTGCTGACCTAAAAGATTTTTCACAAAGTTTATCTATCATAGCTTTAACTTCTTTAGTTACTACTAGCTGTGTATATTTTGCTTTACGTTTTTCATATGCTTTTTTTTGTTTATCGTCCATAACCTTTACTCCTATTATGTATGTCCATTAATTCATTAACACAAAAGTATGGACACTTTGTTTTATTATTTATATCTCTATGTCCTATCAGCTGTGCTGTAGGATACAGTTGTCTTAATTCATCTATCAATATTCTTAATGATATGTATTGTTGGAAAGTATAATTACAGTCAGGCTGACCGTCTTCTCCCTGTCCACCTATCATACATATGCTTACTGAATTAGCGTTAGTACATTCACCAGTGCCGTCATCAACGTGACCACCAGCAAGTCCAATGTCTCTTCCATTTTCTACGTAACCACTCCTAGTTATAATCTTATGAAAACCACAAGAGAACCAACCGTCTTTACGGTGCTGTGCATCTAGTTCCTTACGTCCAATATTATCACAGGGTGGTGTCTCGGAAGAACAGACGACTATGAAGTCCGTTTCTTTTCTTTCGTTTCGCATAACCACTCCTTTGGTATATGTTTATCAGCATACTTAAATCCATATTTAGTACACCACATTCCATATGTTGTTTTACTTCTCTTACTTATCTTTGATGCTGACCTACTGAATACAAATCTAATATCTAAATCAGGATACTGTTCCTTAATTAGTTTCATCTTCTGTCTATCAGCTGTAGTAAATAATCCTTTAGTCTCTACAAAAATGTCAGCGGCGGGCAGATAGAAGTCAGGTGTATAGGTATGTAGTTTCTCAGGTTTAGTATATTTTAATTTAGTTTCTTCAAACTCATACTGTACTTTCTGACTCCTTAACTCTGCCGCAACAGACTCTTCAAGTCCCGACCTAAAGCCGTGTATCAATCCAACTTTTTTAGAAGTCAGAGGTTTCCGTTTCAGTCGTGCTCTCCATGTCATTTGTTTTTGTAGTCTCCTGATGAACGTATCCATCTGTTTCATCAAAGCCAAAGCCTTTAGCGTTACCGCCACCGCCTTCTACTAGCTTAGTTATTTGTACGGCTCTCAATCGCATTGAGACTCCCGCTCCTACCATAGATGTGAAGTAAGGGACAAGTTCAGCTGAGACTTTCATCTCACTGCCCGACCATACACTTACATCTTTACCAATAGGTGTACCGCTAGCATCAAACATTGCTACACGGTTAGGAATTATTGTCCCGTCCTTAGTAACTATCTGTGCTTTACATTTGAATTTAAAGATAGTGTTACCTGTTGTATCACCCTCGTCATTCACCTCTTCAAAGTAAGGGGCATCAGCAGTCTTAACTTTCTTGCCTTTAGATTTTTCTTGAGCATCTTTAGTACTGAGGGCTAACGCTTTGTCAATGCTCTGCATCAACTCAGCTGCATCTTCAGTCTTAAGAATTAAGTTAGTCTTGTAATGACCCGTCTCATCAAAGCGTGTGTCAGGTGTAGATAACCAAGCGTACTGGCTTGTACCTACAGGTGTCACAATCTTTTCATAGTTTTGTGCCATGTTTATTCTCCATTTTCTGTTGTTGTATCTATAAAGGGTACTTTAATAAATCTCACTAGATAGCTCAAATTTAACTTCTAGCTTACCGCCATACTCTTTTACTCTATCAGAGGCAATAGTCAATTCTCTTAACATCTCCTCTAAGTTTGCATAATCCACCCTATGTACAGGTTTAATTGTTTTCTTAGGTGTCTTATATTTTTTATGCTTACCAGCTTTCCTATCGTAGTAGTTGTCTCGCACATGTATTTCATTTATTATTACTTTATTAAACTCCATTGTTTTGTCTCCTATTTTGTTTATGCAAAGAAGTAATCACATTCTCTGAGCAACTCCACATCTAACTCACCCTTCTCTAATTCTTCGGGTAACTTATCGTGTAGGTCTACAGGTAACTGTG